AAGAATATGAACAGTTTGAAGAAGATGCTGCGGTTGCTAGGGAGTTTGCAGATAGTCTTCAAGAGGAATTGGCCGAAAATGATCTTGAAGTTCAAGAATTACAAGATAGTATGATAGTAATTGTTTCTAATTTAAACACTAGTAAAAATAGAATTGCAGAGTTAGATAGAGAAAGACAAGAATTAAAAGCTCAAGTAACAGATAGTGTTTTAAATGAAACACCGCCAGAAGTTAGAGAGTATATTGTGGTGATGGAAGAAGAAAATGAAGAGTTAAAGGTTGCTCTCAGTGCTGCTGACTTGTTACAACAGAATTTAGAGAACCAAGTGGCACTATTAACAATGTCCCTTGATACTCAAACACTAAGAGCAGATTCTTTGTATACTATTGTTATGAATATTCCAGAAGCTCCGTCTAATCCAAATAAAGTTTTTGGGTTCATTCCAAAACCGTCACGAATACAATCCTTTTTCATCGGCGCCGCATTAGCTACCGTGGCCGCTTGGAAAATTTCTGAAAGCTTACACATCCATTAAGACATGACTGAGAATCTAAAAGATATTATTAAAAAAGAATATCTAAAGTGTGCATTGGATTGTGAATATTTCCTAAGAAAGTATTCTTATATTCAAGTACCCAACAAGGGCCGCCAACTTTTTGAATTATATGATTATCAAGCAGAGGCTCTCGCTGCATTTCGGGACCACAAGTATAATATTGTTTTAAAGGGTAGACAGATTGGTATATCTACTCTTGTGGCTGGATATGCTTTGTGGAGAATGTTATTCAAACGAGATGAACAGATTTTGGTCATTGCTATTAAACAGGAAGTTGCTAAAAATCTGGTAACTAAAGTTAAGTTTATGCACCAACTGCTTCCTGTTTGGTTGAGGGGAGATCTTGTTGAAGATAACAAACTTACTCTCAGATTTGGTAATGGATCAACCATTAAAGCAACCGCAACCCGTGAATCCGCTGGTCGTTCGGAAGCTCTTTCTTTATTAATACTTGATGAAGCTGCTTTTATTGATGGTGCAGATGAAATATGGACATCTTCTCAGGCAACCCTATCTACTACAGGTGGTTCGGCTGTATTAGTTTCAACTGCTAATGGTGTTGGTAACTTTTTTCATAAAACATGGACAGAATCAGAAGCAGGAGAAAATGATTTTCATAGAACCCTGTATGATTGGAGAGTACATCCCAATAGGGATGAAGAGTGGGCTGAAGAACAACTTCGTCAAATGGGAGAACTTAGATTTGCTCAAGAACATGGTGCTTCGTTTATTTTCTCTGGAAATACTGTCATATCTGCAGAAATATTAGAATTTTATAAACAAACCTTTGTTCAAGAACCAGTGCAAGTTCGTGGATTTGATAATAATTTATGGGTATGGCAACAACCGGACTATACAAAATCGTACATTGTTGCGGCTGATGTAGCTCGTGGTGATGGAGAAGATTATTCCACATTTCATGTAATTGATGTAGATGCTTCTGAACAGGTTGCAGAGTATCGGGGTAAAATAACCCCAAAAGATTTTGGTAATCTTTTAGTAGCTGCTGCTACTGAATATAATGATGCAATTATTATCCCCGATAATTCAAATATTGGTTGGACATCTATTCAACAAATTATTGATCGTGGATATGATAATTTGTTTTATATGAGTAAAGATTTACAATATGTAGATACTATGCACCAAATGACGAGTAAACACTATTCAGAAGAAAAGAAAATGGTTCCTGGCTTTACAATTTCTCAAAAAACAAGACCTTTATTGATTGCTAAATTAGAATCATATATGAGAGAACAATCAATTACAATTCGTTCATCTAGAATGATGACAGAATTGGATACATTTATTTGGAAAAATGGAAAAGCAGAAGCTTTGGGTGGATATAATGATGACTTAACTTTGGCTTTAGCAATTGGGTTGTGGGTAAGAGATACCGCTTTACGGTTAAGATTAGAAGGAATAGAATTGAATAAACAAATGTTAAATAGTATTTCTGGTAAATATACAAAGGCTGTATTTACTTCTGATTCACAAAAGGAAAAAGATGCTTGGGAACTTGATGTCGGCCAGGAAAAGGAAGATATAAGATGGTTACTGGGTTAAGAATACTACTTATAATATAGAAAGACATTTACAGATAAATACATAATGGTAATGGATATGGATAAGGAAACTTTAATTACAATTATTCGCGAAGAGATTCAGAATGTTCTCCAAGAAAGAGACATGACTGATAGTGAAATAAAAGATCGGGAAGATATTGTTTTGAATTTGAAAAAGAAAGCTAAAGATCTTAAAAAGAGATATGGAAAAGATTGGAAGACCGTTATGTACAAGATTGCAACATCAACCGCAATGGGTAAAACGCCCGACGATAGGGATAAATAAAAATGCCACATATTAGATTAATGGGATTGGTTGACATTCCCGCACTTGGACAACTTAATGATAAAGATAAAGAAGCATATGCCCGTCGCGGTTGTGAAGGCTTTTCCAAATCTGGATTAGATTGGTCACCAACACCGGATACTGATGATCACAAAGTGGGGTCAGAACTTGCTACAGACCGGGCAGGAGAAATTCAGGCCGAAGATGCAGAAATTACAGAACCTATTGTGGAAGGAATGTATGAAGGTGAAGAAGGTGAGGGCCTTGACAACCGTCCCTTAAAGTCTTATATTATGTCTATACATAAACAGGCATCGGAACTCTATAATATATTAGATGATACCGAAGATCCCGAAGAGTGGGTTATGGAAAAAATTAAAGGTGCTACTGCAGCAATGAATGCAATTCATGGTCATATTTCTTATGCAAAAGATAAAGTAGAATCGTTAGAAGGAACCCCTGGGGAGAAGCCACAAGAAAGGGGCTATTAGAAGCTCATGGCAGACACATCCGTATTTAAAAGATTAAGACGGCTCTTTTCTACTCAAGCAGTAGTTAGAAACATTGGTGGTAAGAAATTAAAAGTATCTGATACTTCCCAACGCCAATCCTTTGGTACCAGAAATATCATTGACCGTTATAAAAGGGTTTATAGCGCGGGTCAATATGGATATTCGGCGCAAAGTAATTACGACACCTATTCTTCATTCCAACAAGCAAGAATGCAATTATTCCGTGATTATGATTTAATGGATCACGATCCCATCATAGCATCAGTTCTTGACATTTATGCTGACGAATCAACGGTTAAGAATGAATTTGGTGAAATGATTTCTATTAAATCAGAAAATGATGAAATTCAAAATGTTTTGAGTAATCTTTTTTATGATATTTTGAATGTAGAATTTAATCTCTGGCCTTGGACAAGAAATATGTGCAAGTATGGAGATTTCTTTTTATATTTGATGTTAGATCCCGAATATGGGGTTAGTAATGTAATTCCTCTTTCTGTTTATGAAACTGGAAGAATAGAGGGGGATGAAGAAACTATGAACCCGTTCAATGTGAAATTCAAAGTTGATACTCAATATTCTTTCTTACCAAAAGATGAATTTGACAATTATGAAGTTGCACATTTTAGACTTCTTTCTGATTCAAACTTTATGCCTTATGGCAAATCTATGATTGAAAACGGAAGAAGAATTCATAAACAACTTCGTTTAATGGAAGATGCGATGTTGATTCATCGAATTACGAGGGCTCCCGATAAGAGAGTTTTCAAAGTAGATGTTGGTAATATTCCACCCGCAGAAATTGATAATTATATGGAGCGGATTATTGATCAAGTTAAGAGACAGCCTTTAGTTGATGCTAAGACTGGCGAATATAACATGAAATTTAATATGCAAAATATTTTAGAAGATTTTTATATGCCAGTTCGTGGAAAGGATTCGGGAACAGAGGTTAATAATCTTTCAGGTCTTACATTTAATGCTATTGAAGATGTTGATTATCTGTTAAGAAAACTTATGGCCGCCTTTAAGGTTCCTAAGTCTTTTATTGGATATGAAGAAGATATAAGTGGTAAGGCTACATTAGCTGCACAGGATGTTCGTTTTGCTAGAACTATTGAAAGAATTCAACGAATTGTGGTTAGTGAATTAAATAAGATAGCAATTATTCATCTTTACATTCTTGGATATAGAGATGAAGAATTGGTTGATTTTAGTTTGTCATTAACCAACCCATCTATGGTTTATGAACTAGAGAAGATTGGTCTTTGGAAAGAAAAATCAAGTCTTGCAGATCAATTGGTCGCGGGGAGATTTATGTCCCGTGAGTGGATTTACCAGAATATCTTTGAACTTTCAGATGAAGATGTTATTATTGAACAAGATAAAGTTCTTGATGATGCAAAATTTGAGGGTACAGTTCAAAAAGTTACTCAAGATACTATTAATCCCCCACAACCGGAAATGGGTGGTGAAGAAGGTCCGCCAGGCGAAATGCCTGTAGAAAATACAGACTTATATGATGCAGAAAAAAGTTTGGACGATGTTCAAAAATTAACAAAAAGTAAAAAGAAAATGGGACGGCCGCCAGAAGGTCATAAATATGGATCAGATAAAGATAAACTTGGCCGTGATCCGTTAGGGTATAAAGAAATTTTAGCAGCTATGGATGTGATGCCAAAAAATAAGAAAAATGGAAAATCTTATGTTCATCCTGGGCTAAAAGAGTCCTTAAAGGGGTTAGATGACTTTTTAGACATTCCAGATCCTAAGATTTTAGGAGATTAATTGTTTTTAACATTATAGACAATATTTAATATATAGACTTACTATAGGAAACCTATGAGTATAAAACATAGCAAATATAAGAACACCGGAATTCTTTTTGAATTATTGACGCGACAAATTACATCTGATATTTTGTCCGGTAAACAAAATCCGAAGGCTAT